TTTCTGCACTGACCGAAAAGCACGGTATGGCCGATCTCGGCCGCCAGCTGATCGAGTCTGGTCGTTCTATCGACGAGGCTCGCGCTGCTGTGCTCGACAACCTCGACATCAAACAGGAGCCTGTGAACATGAGCGCCGCTGAAATCGGCCTGACTGAGAAGGAGAGCCGCAGCTTCTCTTTCATGCGTGCCATTAACTATCTGGCCAACCCGACCGACCGCGCCGCTCGCGAGGCTGCTGCGTTCGAGATCGAGGCATCTGAAGCTGCTGCTGCGAAGCTCGGCCGTCAGTCCCGCGGCATCACAATCCCCCAGGATGTGCTGCGCCGTGACCTGAACGTTGGCGCTGCAACCGCTGGCGGCAACCTGGTTGCCACTGAGCTGGATGCTGGCAGCTTCATCGATCTGCTGCGCAACGCCTCCGCTCTGGATCAGGCCGGCGCCACTGTGCTGACCGGTCTCACCGGCAACGTGGCCATTCCCCGTCAATCCGGCGCTGGCACTGCTTACTGGGTTGCTGAGTCCGGTGCCCCCACCGAATCCCAGCAGACCGTGGATCAGGTGAGCCTGACTCCTAAGACTGTGGCCGCCTTCACTGACTACAGCCGCCGCCTGATGATCCAGTCCTCCATCGATGTGGAGAACATGGTGCGCACCGACCTGGCTCGTGTGCTCGCACTCAAGATCGACCTGGCTGGTCTCTATGGCACCGGCTCCAACGGCGAGCCCCTCGGCCTGAAGCTCACCACCGGCATCGGCACCGAGGACTTCGCCGCTGACACCCCTACCTTCGCTGAGGTGGTGGCACTGGAAAGCGACGTGGCAACCGCCAACGCCCTGCTCGGCAGCCCCGTCTACCTGATGAACGCTGCCATGCGCGGCGGCCTCAAGACCAAGGCCAAGGACGCAGGTTCCGGCCTGTTCGTCATGGAAGGCAACGAGGTGAACGGCTATCAAGGCGTGCTGTCCAACCAAGTTGCTTCTGGTGATCTGTGGTTCGGCAACTTCGCTGACCTGATCATCGGCTACTTCTCCGGCCTGGATCTGATGGTGGACCCCTACACCAACAGCACCTCTGGCACCGTGCGCGTGGTTGCCATGCAGGATGTGGACATTGCCGTCCGTCACCCTGAATCCTTCAGCCGCGGCAACAACACCCTCTGATCATGTTGATCAAGGTCTTACGGCAAACGATGCTGGCGGGCCGGGTGGTGAAAGTCGGGGAAGTCCTAGAGGCTTCCCCCTCTGACGCCAAACTCCTGATCGGTATCGGCAAAGCTGTTGAGGCTGTCGCCTCTGTAGTAGACGCAGTTGAGACAATCGCTCAACCTGCACCTAAACCAACCACCCCCCGACGGAGGGCAAAATCATGACCATCCACAACCTCGGATCTAAGACCGATCTGCTCGAGCTGCACAACAACGCAGTCGTTGCATCCACCGGCGCTGGCACCCCCGCCAACGTTGATCTCGTGGACTATGAGGGCGACGTTGCCTTCATCATCGATGCAGCTGCTGCCGGCTCTGGCGTCACCCTGACCGCCAAGATCCAGCACAGCAACACCACCACCTCCGGCGATTTCGTGGATGTGACCGGTGGCGGCTTCACCGCTGCTGCTGCTAACACCGCATTCCAAGAGAAGATCTACCTGAACAGCAACGATCTGCGTCGCTACGTTCGCGTGCTCTTCACTGTGACCGGCGGCACCGGCACCGGCGCCGTTTCCGTGGTGGCTCTTGGCTCTAAGAAGTACAGCTGAGCATGGCGTTCACTGAGGATCTGGATGTGTTCCTCGCAGACTTCGGCGTCAGCTGCACTGCTGGCGCCGTTACTGCGAAGGGAATCCTGGACATGCCAAGCCAGGTGATCAGCAATGGAATGGTGCTTAGCACTGACTACACGCTGACGGCCAGAACCTCAAACTTCGGCAGTCTCATCCGCGGCGATTCGATCACTGTGGATGGGGCTGCTTATACCGTCAGAGAGACCATGCTCATGGATGACGGCAAATTCGTACAACTCGGATTGCAGAAGACATGAGCGGTCCATTCAAGGTCAACACCAGAAGCCAATGGGCAGCGCTGAATCCTGTGCTGATGGCAGGAGAGCCTGGCCTTGAGAGTGATACGCAGAATCTGAAGATCGGCAATGGTCTGACGCCATGGAGCAAGCTGCCGTACCACGGCTGCCCTGGGTACTGGGGATCGTTCTGGGATACGACCTCACAAGTTGCGGCGGCGATCAACACTGCCTATCCGATTTTTTTACGACAGGTTGATCTGACAAGCCGTGGCGTAAGAATCGTCTCGGACAGCCGGATCACGGTTGACCATCCGGGAATCTATAGCTTCACGTTCTCGATCCAGTTCAGCAATAGTGACGCGCAGATCCATGATGTGAACGTCTGGTTGCGCAAGAACGACAGCGGTAGCAGTGGTGATGTGCCTGCAAGCGACAGCAAATTCAGTGTCATTTCCAGCCATGGAGGCGTGGAAGGCAACGTTATCGGCACCGTGAACTTTGTGCTGGGCTTGGTAGGTGGTGACTACATTGAGCTGATGTGGATGACCAGCAATGTGGCAGCCTATATAAATGCCGATCCGGCATCAAGTAGCCCGGCACATCCCAGCATCCCCGGCATCATCTGCACATTGGTGCAGGTTGCCTCGGCATAACCATGACTACCAAGCGCGAACAGCGCTCACCGGAACAACTGGCGTTAGCACCAGGATCTATCGCAGCAGGGTGGAACCACTGAGCCGCGGCGAAAGCCCGGCACTTGTGATCGAGCCGATCTCGGATACAGCGCAGCAGAACACCAGCTTGCCCACGCTGGATTGGAGCCTGACCGTGCGGATCGCGGTGATCGTGCGTGGCACGGTGCCGGATCAGACGGCTGATCCGATCATTGAGAGCCTGCACGCCAAGATGATGGCCGATCTTACGCTCGGCGGATATGCGATTGATGTGCAACCGCAATCGGTGAGCTTCGAGATGGTGGAAGCTGATCAACCGGCTGGCGTGATTGGCTGCGAATATCTTGTGCGTTATCGCACCTCAGTCACCAATTTGACTATCAGCTGAGCCGGCTACGATGGGTTGAAAGATTCCATCCGGCCAAGCCATGCCGCTGCTTTCCCGCCGCCAGCTGCTGCTGGCCGAAATCGAGACTACCTATGGCGTCGACCCTACGCCAACTGTTGGCGCCAACGCCATCCTGGTGCGCAATATCGAGGTGACGCCCCTCGAGGCTGACACCGTAAGTCGTGAGCTGATCCGCCCTTACCTCGGCCAATCCGAGCAGCTGCTAGCCCAAACCCGTGTGCTGGTGAACTTTGAAGTGGAGCTTGCAGGTTCTGGCACTGCTGGCACTGCCCCGGCATATGGCCCGCTGCTGAAAGCATGTTCGTTCACTGAGACCGTATCGGCTAGCACGAGCGTCACCTATACGCCGAACAGCAACGCTTCGCCCGGCTCGGTCACGATCTACTTCAACAACGATGGCGTGCTGCACAAGGCCACCGGCTGCCGCGGCACCTTCTCGCTGAACTGCACCGTTGGTGAGATCCCCACCATTGCATTCGAGTTCACGGGCATTTACAACGCCCCGACCGCATCGGCTATCAGCAGCCCCACCTACGCCAATCAAGCTGATCCGGTGGTGTTCAAGCAGGGCAACACCACTGGCTTCGAGGTGTTCAGCTATGCCGGTTGCCTTCAGAGCTTCACGATGGAACTGGCCAATGAGCTGGTCTATCGCGAGCTGGTGGGCTGCACCAAGGAAGTGATCATCACCAACCGCGCCCCTGCTGGTGAGGTGATGATTGAGGCCGTCTCGGTCAGCGCTCACAACTTCTTTAACGATGCCACCGGCAGCAGCACTGGAAACCTGACCTTCCAGCACGGCCAGACCGCTGGCAATATCGTGACCTTCACCGCTGATCAGATCGATCTGGGCAACCCGTCCTATAGCGATGAAGACGGCATCCAGATGCTGACCCTGCCATACATTGCCACCCCGACCGATTCGGGCAATGATGAGATGGAGATTGTCTTCACCTGATCCGCGTGGCATTTGTCCTTAAGCAGTCAGACTCCTATACCTGGCCGGTGAGCATCAAGCTCCCGGCCAATGGGGGGAAGCGAGAGCGGCAGACCTTTGATGCTGAGTTCAAGCGGCTGGCACAAAGCCGCATCAACGAGATTCAGCGCGAGGTGCAGCTGCGCGTTAAGGCCAACGAAAAGGGTGAAGACACTGGCGAGGGCGTCAGTGATCAGAGCATTGCCGATGAGATCCTGGTTGGCTGGGATGGAATCATCGATGGCGATGGTGAGCCCGTGCCCTTCAGCAATGCGGTAAAGGCGCAACTGCTGGATGTGCCAATGATGGCCGGCGCTTTGGTTGCCGCCTACTTTGAGTCGCTGGTGGAGCAGAAGAGAAAAAACTGATCGGGGCCGCTGAGCATTGGCTAGGCGGCATGGAGGTTGACGACACAGCAAAGGATGCAGCTGTGTTCGGCATCGAACCACCACCGAGCAAGGCGGCCGTCAACTTTGAGGTGGAGCCAGAAGCATGGGCAGCCGTGCGTGTGTTCCTAAAGGTGCAGACGCAATGGCGTACTGATTCCGGCACCATGATCGGCCTCGACTATGGCGCCGTGCGGTGGGTGTTTGATCTACTGCAGATCGTTGATCCAGCCGAGGTTCTAGGTGATCTGCAGATCATCGAGGCTACAGTGGTTGCAGCAGTCAACAAGCGCAAGAAATAGCCATGGCGCTGGACATGACAACTGCCCTGACGATCAGGGCCAAGGTTGACGGTCTGGCCCAGATTGATGGTTTGACTCGTTCGCTTGACAAGGCAAACAATCAGGCCGGCGGCTTGAGTGGTGCGTTCAACAAGCTTGGCGGCATGGCCAAAAATGCCGGCATTGCCATCGCCGGTCTTGGTGCTGCTGCAGTTGGCGGCCTTGCAGTGCTTGGCAAGAATGCGATTGATGCAGCAGACAACCTCAACGATCTGAGCCAACGCACTGGTGTTGGCGTTGAAGCGCTAAGCAAGTTTGGAGCCGCAGCGGAAGATAGTGGCAGCAGCTTGGATGAAGTTGCCAAAGCCATGGGCAAGCTCTCCAAAGGGATTGTTGACCCAACTTCTAAAGCCAACGAAGCGCTCAGATCTATTGGGATTAGTTCGACGGACGCAAGCGGCAAGATTCGCAGCGTTGACGCGGTGATGCTCGACATTGCCGATAAGTTCAGCAAGCTGCCAGATGGTGCGCAAAAGACTGCATTGGCGATGGAGATCTTCGGCAAATCAGGCGCCAACCTGATTCCGATGTTGAACGGTGGCCGCGAAGCCATGAGCCAATACTCAGCCACTATCACCACTGAGATGGCGCAGGCTGCTGACAAGTTCAACGATGCAATCAATGCAATCATGCGTGAACTGGCAGGGCCATTTAATCAAGCCATCACGGCTGCTTTGCCTTACATCACGCAGATGGCGCAGCAGCTTGGTGCAGCATTGCCTGGCGCAATCGCAGCCTTGGTTCCTGTGCTGACAGGCTTCCTTGGCACACTGGCTCAGATCGGCCAGTGGTTCGCC